CTGTTCCAGAAATACCAGTTCCGATTGCTACTGATTCACTACTATTTGCAGTATCTATAATTAGATAAGCATCAGAGCCTTGTTTAACTGTTAAAGCAGTTGCAGAATTATCAGATACCGCAATATTAATATCAGTACCATCAGCACTAATGCTATCCAGGGCAATATCCCCTACATTAGTAATGTTTCCATCAGATGCACTTAAACTGTCTACAGTTGTCGCACCAAAGTTTGCTGTGCTTGAGCCAATATCTATTGCACCAAATCCGCTTGAAATTGCTCCTACTGCGAGTGTTCCAACTTGGACTATTTGAGTTTGACTTGCATCTACACCAATCACCGCACTTGAGGCAGTTAAGCCTGTTCCAGCAAATAAAGTAGCTACATCGTCAATCGTTTCACGATTCGCTGGGTCACCAGACTCACCTTCATCAGAGAAAGCAATAAAGTCTCCACTTGCGATTGAATCTTCAGTTAATCCTTTAATATCTAATTCTAAAGTAACTGCTGCGGATTCTGAGCCACTATTGGCTACTGTGATACCGCCACCGCCACTATCTGCAACCGTTGCTACATAATTTCCTGTCGTATCTGTACCTAAAGCAACTGAATTTGCCTGGATAGCAGCAACTCCGCCTTCAGTTATCGTTATATCACCACTTACAGATGCGAATATTGCATCTTCTAAATTTTCAAAAGTTATTTTACCAGAGCCATCGTCCGTTGCATCTACCATCGCAATAAAGTCTGCATCAGCAATCGTTGTTTCAGTAGCTAATTCATTTAAGTCTAAAGCAAAAGTAACTGTATTAGAACTTGCTGAAGTATCTACTCCTGTTCCACCAGTTAAAGTTAAAGTCTCAGAATCAAGATCAATCGCTATTGTACCAGAATCAGTTGTTAAATCAAGATCTTCAGCCGTAACCTTTGTATCCACATAATCTTTAACCGCTGCGGATGTTGGAATGGTCGTGTCATTGTCATTACTTGAAATACCATCACCTTCATCGACAAACTTTGTAACTGCGATTGACTCACCAGAGTCGGTTAATGTTCCGAAGCTAATTATTCCTGTGGTCGTTAGATTCTCATCACCAAATGATATACTACCATCACTATCAGTAATTGATCCATCATCTACAGTTAATGTGCCAGTAACAAAGCTACCAGCAGTTGAAGAGCCAGTTGTAGTTAAATTCTCGTTGCCAAAGCTAATTGCACCAGAGGAATCAGTGATAGAGCCATTGGCAATCGTTACATTTCCGATAGTAGAACCTGATACCTGGCTTGAAGTCTGAGCAAAGGTAACACCCCCACCGTCTGCGATGGTTATGGCTAAATCACCATCGGTATAATCTATTGTTGCTGTCTCGATTGAACCAGCTACGTTAAAATCTCCACTAGAATCTATTGCTGCAAGTGTGCTAGAAGCATCTTTAAAGGTAATATCACCGCCATCTGCATTGATTTCTATATCACCAGCAACGTCTATGGTTAAATTTCCACTCGCTACATCTATTTCTGTAGCATCGGATAAATATATGTCGCCTTCTAAGTAAATATCTTGCCAAGCATAACTAGAACTACCTATATCATAAGTATCATCTGTCGCTGGTATAAGATTGGAATCGATAGACCCAGTGATCGTTACTGTGTCGCCACTAGCATCGCCTAGATCTACATTTCCTGTTAATGAAACATTTGCTGCTGTAACCGTACCAGTAGCAGTGATGTGTCTAAATCCTGTTATATCTTTGTTAGAATCAACAACAACCGCCTTACTCGCTGCGACTGTTCCTGCTGTTACATCGGTTGAATTTGCTCTGGATACTGCGCTGTCAATTTGCGCTCCAGTGTAATCTGAATTATAATTAGCCATTTATTTTCCCCTGTTAATAGACTTCAATTAAAGAGGTTTAGACTACACTTATATTGTCTTACCATTGGCCATAGCTTTACAATCGGACTGAGCTTTAAACTCTTTTCCTGGCCAACCACTCCCCTTTAGCTTAAATAAAGGTGCGCCCATTAGCTTCTTTAGATCGGTAGAGCTACAAGCGCATTTAGCCTTTTCATCCACTTTAGTCATGGCTTCAAAGACTTTGTCACATTTTTTACATTGATAATCGTATGTTCTAAACATAATAAGGAATGGGGGATAAATACATACCCCCCATATTGATCTCCTATTCGTAATTAAGGATTAAGGATTCTTAAATTCCTGTATTCTTCCCTCAAAAACTGTTACTGCTCCGTAAAGCATGTCTGAGACAACTTTAGTACCTAAGAAGTCAACAGAATACTCTGACTGAACTCTTGGCTCTAATTGTCTAGCTGCACTTACCGCACTTGGATGAAAAATGTATCCAACTTCCACGCCAGTAGAGCCTGATGACCCCATGACTGTAGAGTGAAGAACAGGCATGCCATAAAGCATTCCTATTTGACCATTTTTCAATGCTGATGGGCCAGTTCCCATCTTAGATGCATCAATAAAATCGCTGATTCCCAGCATTGATACATAAAGCGCTGGTGAAACCACGAAATTACACTCATTGGTGTCCACATCGGACTCCATCAAAGTTTTCATTCCCCCACGAATCTCGGCTGCTGTGATTGTGTTATCTCCTGCTAATGCAGTTGAATTAGTAGTCGCTGCTTCAACTTTTGACTCAATATACGCATCATAAGTTTTAGCTAAAGCGTAACCCATTCCAGAAACTTCTTTTTCAAAAAGTCCAGGTATAGATTGGACAGAAGCTATATCTTCTACTAATTTTGCAGCATAACGATGCTGGTCGATCGTAAGATCGGACTTCGCATGTGTTGAAGTTGCGTATGTTACTAATGTTTCTGCTGCCTTCGCCGCATCACTTACCTCTGCTAATTTGGGAATGTGAAACACGTCCCCTCTACCCTTGACTAGACCGTTTAAAGAAGTATCAACACATTGTTCAAACACAAGATTGCGTTCTAAATATGCTTTAATTCCATCAGTCCAAATCTCAGGTATAAAATTAGCGGCAGTAGTCGTGGTGACCGAAGCGCCAGCAAAATTCTCTGATAATGCCATTCGATTTCTACCTTTCTACGCTACTTTTTAGCGTAGTTTGATAAAACCTTACTCCAATTACTTTGCCTCTGCTCTTTCGTCATCTCAGCAAAAGGGTTTACCGATCTATCGGGCATCGGTGTGGAATAAGATTCATTTGTTTTAACTGTTTGATTACTTGACCGAGTTACGAATTTCTGCAACTTTTCAGTTGGTAGATCAATCGCAAATTCTCGATCCTCGTCAGATAGTTGATTAAGAAGCTCTTTTCGCACAGATTCTTTAATCTGTAGACCTTCTTCTGCCTGAGATTTGTACTCATCTCGTTCAGACTTGTACTTGGTAGCTAGATCCTGCCACTCGTTGTTCTTCTGCATTTCTGCTTCTTCACGATCATCGAGTTGACCTTGCAGTTCCTTTATCCTTGCTTCAGCTGCCTGCCTCTGTGTTCTGTACTTCTTCGCATCTGCGATAAGCTGTCCGACTTCAGAGGAAGTGTCGGTGCTTTCTTGAACATTAGCCTGTTCTTTGGCTTGAGCTTGCTGCTCGACTTTTACGTCCGTTTCCATAATAACTCCTATATGGTGTAAACCTTGTACCCCATTCCGTTCTTGCGAATTTCTTTAGTAAGGTTCTTAATTAATTGTGATTGCATTTGCTTCATAATTAACTCTTGCAAATCTGGGGTGGTAGGGTTTGTTTTAGTTGATACATTTCTTTGTTTTATTTTTTTCTTTTTTTCTGGGCCTTGAAATCTCATTCTGTCAGCCATAGTTGAATCAGAGATACCATATTCAAAACCATCCTTACTTACTTTTAAATGAGTAAAAGATTTTCTTAAATCTCCAGTTAACGTCAAATTTGGCTTACCGCTTTTACTTATCTGATTTAACGCAGCTTTGCCAGCCATTTTACGTTTACGATATGCAGGTGTATAAGCAGCAAAAGATTTTCCCGCTGCGTTTTGACCTTTATCAAAAATATTAGCTCTATGTCTTTTTAAAACAATCCTACCTACTGCTTGAAAAAAAGACTTACTTATAGTAAATGCTTTTTGAAAATTAATCATCTGTAATACTGCTCTAAAGTTTGTGGCACTTTAAATACTCTTCCTTTTTTTGTTGCTTTAGCAGCCATCCCTTGATAAGCTACTTTAGCTTTCTGCTGTATATCCTTATTTTGAGTAGTCGGTGACAATGCAACCCATTGATGCCTACAATTAAATCCGCCACCGTCACGAAGTGCGCCTGGATATTT